AATCTAAGTAAAACTAATATAAGGGCATTAGGTAATTTTACACACACTAATGCTGTTAATGAATGTTACCAAAGAGAAACACCCTATAATACAGATATGGGATGTGATGTTAAGGGTGATTTAGTTACAGATGTTACTTATATGGGTAACTTAGAATGTAGTATTAATAATGATTGTTATGAAAATCATATTGTAGATACATGTTTTATTGATTGCGATAGTGTTAATATAGTAGATATAAAAAATATACCAGAATATAAAACACTCGAAACTTCAGGATTTCAATACTTTAGTGCTATAGATAGTAACATAGATATGAATAGTGATGAAATGATGAATTATATAGAATCTATAAATATAAAACATAAATCTGAAAATAATTTTATAAATGAATTAATATATGAAGAATTACATTTTTATGAATATTTATATATGAAATATTTAGAACAAAAATACTCTCCATATAAAGCTAAAAAAATAATAGATAATATATTTTATATTAATGGTAAAATTATTTATATCCTTATTGATAATTTATTAGGGAAAACAGTTAGTTGTGGAGAACTTGAAAAAAATAGGACAGAAGAAAATATAGAATTATGCAGAACGGCGACTAGTCAAAAATATGTTATACGATTTGATTTTGGTACAGATGTTGTTTTAGATGATGATACAAACTCTCCCGTGGATAGTATTATTATTTTACCACCAAGTAAAGGGACTGTTGGTTCATCCGCATCATTATTACATATAGATTTTAATAGATTTGATAAATATCAAAAATTAGATACAGATGATGATAGATTTGATAAATATGTAAATAAAACAGTTACTGAATCATTTTTTAGTGTAACAGATCTGACTTCAATGTATCAAAAAATGGATGGATTTTTCGATAAAAATATAGAAATATTTAATATTTGGATAATGTTAGATTGTAGTGATAATGCAAAAAGTTTATCATTTTTAGATTTTGGTAATAATAATATTAATACTGAAAGAATTTTAGATAATTTAACTGATGGAGATTCTGATCTTAAAAAATATATATTAGGTGAAACTATAGATTATAGTAAAATATTAGAAGATGATACTATTTATAATACATTATATACATTCAATAACATGAATCCCGGAGATTTTTATATATTTAAAAGTAGTAACGTACCTCATATTAGAACAATACAAGATAATGATACATGGAGAATATCTTGTGAGGTTCGATATGCTATATATGAAGATGAAGTTCCATTTGATCTAGGGGTAGATGGTGTATTTGATGACACTAATGAACCTATATCTCCAACTGATAAATTTAATCCTACATATTTTATAGATAATATATTAAGATATTTTGAAATGGAATATGATAGAGTTAAAGATCTATATAATTTACAATTAGCTATTATTATATCGGATGAATTTAATCTTGATATATTCAAAAGTATTATTGATAATATGTCATATAAAGAATATTTAGATGATGAAAAAGTAACTATATATATTATCGTAAACCTTTAATTACCATCTACCTTTTCTACATCTACTGGATGCGTGTCTGTACTACTGATCAACAAAGAGATTTTGTTGCTTCCAGAGGATTCAATAATATATAAGTATAACTTATTTTATTAATAAAATAAATAATTCAATAAATTTTTTTTTAGTTTCTTCATCTTCAGAAAAATTCGCATAACTTTACATAACTTTACTGTTATATACCACTCTCCATATGCTCTATTATTTTATCTATATCATTAAAGTCATCATATGGTATAAAATCCATTAATTCTTGAAATCTAGGTATAGTTAAATCTATATCAATTTTACCAAAAGCAAATTGAATTCTATAATATTCAGTATAAATAAAATCATTGATAAAATCTTTGATTTTTTTATCATTATTTGGATCAATACTAAATGTATTATTTTTAAAATATTCTGGTTTTACAATCGCAATATCTTTATCTAATTTTAATACTTCAAGAAGATTAAAATCTACACTTTTTTCCATATATCTAGCTTCCATACTGACGCGATATGTATCATCAGGTTTAAATCCTACATGTGGTGTATAACGACTATCTAATTTAATACCATCATGTATATTCATATCATATGTATATAAATTAGAATCATCTAATAAATCTGTTACTTTATTTAAATTTAAATATGTTCCTTCTCGCAATTGATTTATTAAAGTTTCTGTTCCATCATTACTAGCTATTTTTATTATATCATCTCTATTAGTTTCTTTTTTTTCATTTATAATATCTATTAATCCAACTGTTCTATGTATATTTTTGTCTGGTTTTTCATCTTTATCAAGTAATGCCCATAAATTATAATATTTGGTATTATTAGGATCATTTAAAAAATCGTTTGAAGATAAATGTATAGATGGAATTCTTACATCTGGTGAAATATTTTCTCTATACTTTTCTATTCTATCTGTACAAAGAGATATACTAGGCGACAGTCCAATATTTTTAAGTGTAGGTATTGTTTTATCAATAAAATCTATATCTATTACATTATTATAATCAACATGAAATGTTGGAAATGGATTGTTCGCCCCCCCTTCGCCAATAAATTCAAAATTATTCATTGAATTTCTTGCTTCTAGGGAGCTCTGCATACTATTGTACTTTCTATAATTTATAGGTTCATATGTAATAAAATATATTTTACTATTAAAATAAAATATGCCATCAATATTAAAATCATTATAATTTATTTTTTTTATATGTTTATAATTACCTTTTTGAATCTGATTTTTCCATAATAATTCTTGAAAATATAAATTATTACTTAAATGATGATATCCATAAGATCCTCCAGAATCTTCCGGGCTGCCCGTGCCAATATTATTTGCAGATATATATTTTTCAGAATCGTATACATTATTTAAATATTTAATATCTTTGGGAGGTATTAATTCTGATATTTTTTCAAATCCTGCATTTTCATATGTTTTCACAACATCGCCATCTTCATCAGCAAGTATAGGTTTATTATATGTAGAACAGGTTTGGGTACAAATTGGTCCAGAATATGCTCTATAATTTTCCTTTTCATATTCTGTATCAATTTTTACAAAATTGAAATCTTCTTTGTCATAATATTTTCGTACAAGTACATTAGTACAATTAGTAGTTGATATACAATCACCTGGTGTATTGGGGTTCGGTCGAGCTACTTTAGAGTATCGATACCCTGACCCTGGATCATCTTCCTTATTTTCAAAAACTGTATAATCTGCTAACATTTTTATATTACCAACATTTTTAGATTCTTTATCTTCACATACAGTATCTGAGGTTTTAGTACATTCTTTTTTTTTATCTTGATATTCTGTACAAATATTACAAGGTTCACAAGGAATCATACCCGTATCAGACCAATGTTGGCCAGGACATAAATATTCTTTTTCTAAATTAAATTCAGTCAATTCTCCCTCATCTGTAACACTACCAATATATACTATTTCACCACTATCTATAGTTACTATATACGCTAGTAACACTTCATCAAGGTCGTCAATTGGTTCAGTTAACACGTTCATATTTGATCCATCTTCATCATATAAAACATAATTACTACCAACACTAAATCTATTAATATTGTTTAATAAATAAAAAACGATTATACCAATAAAAATATAAATAATATATTTATACATATATTTTTATATATATATTAATTCCCCATTAATCTTTGGTGCATCATTTCATAATGTGTTCCTATTTCCTTGTCTCTATTTGTTACTCTTGATAATCTTGCTACTTCATCCTTTTTTTCCTGTTCTTCTCTCATTACTTGTGCTCTAATATCAGATTCACCCTTTTGATGACTAACATTTTTTCTCTGACTCTTATATTCCATTATATTATTTTTTCTTTTACTTATATCTACACTATCTGTATTTATTAATGTTGAATCTGTATATGCTTCCCTTAAATCGCGATACATTAAACCATTTGATTCTCCACTATAACTACTGACTTTTTCTTTTCCTAATATCATTATACTATCTCTATTACCCATACTAACTAATTCTTCAGGTTCATTATATTTTTGTAATTGTGAACTACTCTTTCTATTTTTTTGTTTTGCAAACTCTTTATGAAATTTATGTTTATTAAATTGATCCATTTTTACACCTGAATCTTCTTCTGTTTGTTTTAACCAATCTCCATATCCTTCATCTGCAAATTCATCTTTTAATTTATTTTCATCATACGTTTTATTAAATACTTTAATATTAAAATCATTATCTCGCATATTTATATTTTGTCTATTATTACTACCTTGATCTTTTATAAAATCATTTGATCCTTTTTTTAAATCATTATGTATTTTATCATTATCCCGTTCTTCTAGTTTTTTTAATAATATTTTATATGCTAATGTTACAATTTTAAATTTTTTTGGATCGCCTCCTTTATCAGGATGATATTTTACTGCCATTTTTAGATATGATTTCTTTAAACTATTTATATCATAATTTTTGGACATATTCAATATTTTATATGGATCTATTTTAAGATTTGGTTTATCTGCTTTTTGTGTATATTGAACTTCCTGTTCATAAGTTGGATTTAAATTTTCTACATATTCCTGTTTTTCTTGTTGTATCTTATGCGATTGTTGCATTTCTAATAATGCATTTATTTGCGCCTGTTGATTTTGTATCATAACTTGTTGATTTTTCATTAATTTCATGAAATCATCGTTCATATTAACGTTTTCCATATATACTAATTATAAAAATATTATAAAATTTATACTAATTATAAAAATATAACATATATTATAATGGAAAATGAAATGATGGATGCTGTTCGAAATGGCGATACTAAAAATCTTGAATTATTATTAGAACAGGGATCTGATCCTAATTTTGAAGATCGTTGGGGTACAGCATTAGGTAATGCTTCAGTTAAAGGTAGACGTGATATTTATGAATTATTATTATATTGGGGTGCAGATCCGAATCTTAAAAATCAATTTGGTAGTACAGCATTAAGTGATGCTGCACA